AACAAGCGTCTTTAGGCATAATATCTTCCTTTCATTATTTTCCAACAAGTGCAAAAAAATTCTCTTTTTTTACATTTGTTACATACTTTAAGTGGCTCACCTCTTACGACTTCTCCTTTTTTTAGCGGCACAATGTGCTTTTTGAGAAAATCCACGAGGTCTGGCACAATTGATTTTCCTCTTCCTACTGGCACTCCATTTCCTTTTCTGTGGTGGCTTTGACACTTGTCGTGACATTTGTGCCCTGCCCATAACCATTAAAAAAACTTCTCAAGAACTGCAACCCCAATTATTACTCCATATATTCCCCATAAACGGGTATCTAATTTATTTAATTTATTATTAATGCCATCAAATCTAGCATTACATACTGACTCATGTTTTTCCAACATTTTTAATAATTCTTTACTTGTCATTTAACACTTCCATCTTCTTCTTGCTTGTCTTAATCGACTGTTAGGATTTTTAGCTGCTTTAGGAAACTTTTTCATTTGACCAGCAGACCTGGCACAAAATGACTTTCTTCTTTTAGCTGCCTTACTCCCTTTCTTAACTTTACCAGTTACAGCAGTTTTTAATTTACTGCCTGGATTTTCACGTCTATATCGTGCAACACCAGCTTTAGTCATTCCCGCACCACTTTTAGTGGAGCGGAAATACTTTTTAGTTTTTGGAGGCTGTTTATCTTGCCTTCTTGCCATTAATAGCTCTTTCTGACCTGCATAATAACAGTGTAAGTATCTGCTGAACTATGTCCTACAGTTGTAAACATAATGTCGCCAGTTACACCAGAACTAGCTGGATTTACTAAACCACCAAATGATGTGTAATCGTGATGTCCACTTTGATTTTCACCGAGCTCAATACAGAAATCATCTGTAGAAGCATCAAACAAAATTCTTACTTTCATTCCATTACATTGCCACCACATTTTTTCTATGGTAACTCTAGTGCAAGCCTCACCACGAACATTTGTGGCTAATGCAGAAACATCGACTTTTTTAACTGCACTCTCGCCTGAACCATCGGAGATATTAGTAAACTTAAAAACAGCAATTTGATTACCATCAATTAAGGTTTGAGAGGTAACTGCGTCTGCCATATTACTCTCCTATTATTGATCAGCGAAAGCAGGTGCTGTTGTTGATGTAACACTGCCAAATATTTGATAATTTGTTGTGTCTTTACCAACAATTGTTACATCAAATGCTTGAGGAACATTTATTTGAAAACTACTTTCTGAATTGCCATCAGGAAAAACAGCACTTATTGCATTACCATCTTGGTCGTGAAAAGTTATGTTACCAATATAAAAATTTGTGTTGCCAGGTGTTACGATGATAGCATCTGTTCCATCTGCAGCTCCACCAGCATAAACAAATCTAAACACAGATCCAGCTATCGGTGCTGGTAATGTGTATGTATTATCTTGTGACCCATCTGGTACAAGTAAAATTCTACCACTATGTGTAGCATTTGTTAAAGTTACATCTCCATCAGATAAGCTTACTGGAGCATCACCAAGAGTTGTTACCTCTGTAATTGCACCAGTTGAAGAGTTTTTACTAATTCTTCGTCAAGGTTATTTAAGTATACACAAAAAAAAGGGGTCTGGAAAGACCCCTTTGTAAAAAACGAACAATTGTTCGCTTATGCACCTGGTGAGCCAAATACAGCACGAGGATCAGAAAAACCAAAGGCATAACGCTCTCTAGCTTTGTATCTCATGTTACCTGTATCAAAGTCAGCTTCCATACTTGTGCTTAATGGTGTTCTTTCAAAGTATTTGAAACCATTAGGAGCATCAGTCTTAATGAAGAACGCATCTGTGTCTGTTAAGAAGTGGTTAATTGTATAACCCTCTGGTAACATACCCATGTTTTTAATTGCGTTTAAATCATTATCAGAAGTGCCAACTCTTAAAGTTGACTCTAATAGTCTGTCTGCTACGAATTGTAATGCAGGTGGGATGATA